GTTGCTTTGTGGATATTTAGTGGCCTCGGCGTAATCGCTGGGATTTTAACCACTTTATTTTTTAAATAAATTACGGAGATTAAGATGAAAAAGAAAATGATGTATGGTGGTAAAGTTAAGAAGATGGCAGTAGGTGGCACAACTAGAACGCAAAGTAAAATTAAAGATTTAGGTCCAAATAAAGGAACTAAAAGAATTAAAGGAAGACGTTTAGTTGACGTAATGACAGATAAAATATTTGAATTAGTTAAATCTAAAGCCAATGCTAGTCCAGCTCAAATAATAGAAATTAATAAACGCATTGCTGAAAAAAGAGCAGGTATTGAAGCAAATGCCCCAGTAAAACCTAGGACTAGAATTAAAGATTTAGGTCCAAATAAAGGAACTAAAAGAGTCACAAAAGACGAAAAAATGGGTCCAGGAGCAATCGCTGCTGCAATGGATTTTCCAAATACGAGAATATCAAAAGGTGTAAAGTATGATACTAAAAGTACTATACCAACTAAAACAGGTACTGACAAAGATACAAAAACTAAGTATGAGATGGGAATAGAAGCTAGAGACCTTTTAAATAAAGAAAAACGAAGAGAAAAGAAAGCTGGCGGTACTATTAAAAAGAAAGCTGGTGGTAAAGTTAAGAAAATGATGGGCGGCGGTATGGCTAAGAAATACAAACATGGTGGTTCTGTTAAGAAGTGCAAAGTAGATGGTATAGCTAAGCGTGGTAGAACTAGAGCAGCAAGGAAGAAATAAGTATGATGAAATGCAGAGGCATGGGTAAGATTAAACCAGTCGCTTTTAAGAAAGGTGGCAGTGTTAAAGACGCTTGCTATCATAAAGTAAAGGCTAGTTACAAAGTGTTTCCTAGTGCTTACGCCTCTGGTGCTATTGCTAAATGTAGAAAGAAAAGAGGCGGTAAGAAGTAGTGGCCGTCCGTAAGACTAAAAAAGGTCTTGCTTTAAAAAGATGGTTTAAAGAAGGTTGGAAAGATGTTAAAACAGGTAAAGCCTGTGGTCGTAAGAAAGGTGATAAACGTGGTACACCTTACTGCAGACCTACTAAGCGAGTGTCGAG